TGGAAACTCAAGATGTGGTCCGCAACGCCGCGTATCCCCCGGAGTTGTTTTGCACCAATAAAGCTCAGGATTGCAACTGCACTAATCCCGATGCACTTTTGCTTGTGCATTCCATCTATTATTTTGAGCCGCAAGAGTTTGCACTCATGTTGCTCAGAACTAAGAAGCGAATTGCTGCGGCAGTCTTCCACCATTTCCCTAAGGCTTCAGGTACCTTCCCGACCAACTGTGTCACGGAAGCGACCTATAAGCACATTGCTGATGGTAAGGTCGAAATGCGCGTGTATGGTAATAGCTTCGCGTATGTTCATTCGGATCTCGGTTGGTTACAACAGAACGGTTACCACTTTAATCGTGGTAGTGCTAAGTACACGCTCTGTTGGACTGAGGTTAAGAATGTGCAAGGAATGTACTTGTACAAGTTTGTGATTTCCGCCGGTCATATACCACTCGGGTTATCCTCTTTCCATGATGACAATGTTTTGGCGTCTGATCTGACTACCATGAAGTATGATTTTGTGTATCAACATGGTAACATTGTCGTTGACAAGATCTTCGGGTCTGAATTTGGTGCTGTGACAGTTAGTCCCAGTGTTTATGCCAAGTTACGACTGAAGTTTGTAGGAAGAGAAACCAACAAATCTTTATACGGAGCAATGATGGCTGTAGTCCGTAATGAAGACTTTGGAGTGTCCTCAGAAGTTGCCGCTCACACCGTGGGCGTTGCGTTGTTACACAATGCATACCTGTATAATGAGGTGCAACTAGGATTGTCTGAACATGTGGAACTGCTTACCACTTCAGGGTTCCTCAATCCTGTTCGACCTAACCGGCTTCGTCAATTCATGGTCAAAGTGATCCTTTTCTTTAGCCATTTCAAGAATCTCCTACTTACCGTGTTTATTATTATTCTCTATAGATTTGTTCAGCGAATCATGGGGTCAACGGAGAAAACTAATAAACGCGAGAAGGTCAACTTCGACCAGGTTGTCAAATGGAGAGTCGATCAAGATTTGGTTCTACAAGAGTGGAATGAACGTGCTAAGAACACGGGTTCTAAAACCAAGTGGATGAAGAGTATACCTCCATTCACGGAAGACAAGAAGTCTGAAATGGTTATCCCGTTCATAGTCTGTCAGGATGTTGGTATGTCCAATATACCATCCTCATGTGATGAGAACAGACTTTCAGCACTGCTGCACCGGTTGATTTCTGGTAATGAAAAGTCAACTACTGCGCAGGTTCAATTCGCTCAGCGTGGCCACAATGCGGCTATTCAACATCGATTCTTGCCTACTGAAGATTACGCCCTTGAGTTTGCAGAGTCCTTTGGTCCAATTAAGGACATTGAGGAATTTGTTAGAACTGACTATGGACGTAAGAATGATGTAAACAAGGTTAATGAGTTGATGCGGTTTAGTGACATGGCAGAACGAGAAGACTGCGATCCCGCGTTTTACGTGGAGTGGTTTGTCAAAGGTGAGAATGCACCACAGAAGTTTGATTCCAACAAGCTTCGAGGAATTTTCATCCCAGCAGCTTCTTTTAATGCATGTGCGGGGCCATCCCTTTATTGGATCACTAAATGTGTGGTTTCTTTTACCCAACGCGATGAGTCTCGTCTCGTCATCACAGCTGGACTAGATTCTCCTGCTATCTGTAGAAGAGCGGAGAAATTCATTGATACTGTAGGTGATGGCAGTCTGGTGGTTTGGATCGACCAAACTTCCTTTGAGGCGAACCAGACTGAGCAACAGAACGATTTAGTATTTGATTACTACGAACGGTTGCTCTCTAGGCTGGGTTGCAAGTATTCCAAGAGAATACGTGGGTTAATGAAGAAAACCAACAAACTTGTCTTTAAGGACATCCAGCGGTTCAATCATAACAGAAAGTCTTGGGGCAAAGTGGCAGAACGTCGTGGCGGATTACCTTCTGGAATCTGGGACGTAACTGCACGTAATTCCATAGAAACAATTGTGTCAATTTCCATTGTTTTCTTGGAACTCGGGATACCCCTCGAGGCCATTTCTGGGTTTATTCTTGGTGATGACAATCTTCTTTTCATTCCCAGTCAATACAGGGGTCGTATTGACAAGTCTCGCATAACAAAGATGTATGACGAGTTTTTCGGATGGAAAGCCAAAGTGGATTGCTGTGACATGACGGAACTACCGAAAGCAGAGTTTTGTTCATGTTACTTTTCTCGTCAAGAAGATGGAACTGTGACGTTGTCCCCCAAGGCAGGTAAAATCTTTCCCAAATCTTTCTTCCTGGACAGCAAGCTTAAGGCTAAACCAACAATTGTGTATGGTATGTTGTGTGGATTCGGTCATTTCCCTACCTCCTATCTACTGAGTCATCTGGTCAACATTCTCGTGGAGAAATGTGCAGAAATGGGCATTAAAGCCGCCGATGAAAAAGCCAGTGATTGGATGTGGCACCCATTCACATGTTCAGGAGAAGTGTCCATGGTGTATAGCATTGAAGAGGACTGTATACGCTATGGTGTTGGTGAGGAGGAACTTCGTGAGATGGTGGAAAGTTTCAGACGTTTGGTAAGCGCGTCGTCTTTCCCGCATGAGCCACTCATAATTCCTTCCTCCGATATTTGGCACAAGATTATTCATACTGACCTCGGTATTGAAGAAGATAAGTTCTATGGAGACCGGCGAGAAAAACTCACGCCGGATCGAAATGAGATAGCGCTCCATGGAACTTCCGTCCTTGATCCAGCTCGCGCTGGTCTTGATCATTAGACTATAGTGTCTGATAGTTGCATGCATGTGGACTGGTGCATGTATACTGACGACTAAGTCCGTGTCGTAGCTGAATATAGTTACACCGCTTTTCTCTCTCTTTTTCCTCTTTCTTCTGATTGCGTTGCAACAGACGAGCTTTTTCTTTTGCTTTTGTGTTTTAATCCAAGACGGATTTTTCTTCTTTTTCAACCTTTTTCAAACGATGCAAGGCTTGCTTGAGAAACATTGCGCTACCCATTCTGGTGCGCGTTGGAGCACTCTTGCCCTCGATCCTTTTCATGATTATGATGTCCCTATTGCGGGATTGCCTGATAAGACCAACGTTCTGACAGCTGTCCAGAACATCAAACGAAAGGTCACTATCACGGCTCCTGCATCATTGGCCGCAGGTGAGAAATGGTCATGCCACATTACTACTTTGCCTATCATGACCACCATGCAAGGTACTAGTAGTAAGTACATCGCTCTAGCCAACTCTGCAGTGCCCGCGCATTTGTATGAGTTCAACAACCCTGGAGCTGATTCTCAGTACATGACTGTTGGAACTGTGACTGTATGCACACATGTTGACGGAATACCTGGACTCCAAGATGATTCCACTGGAACATTCTATAATGCCAAACGTGAATGTGTGGGCTACTCGCCGATGGACAACAACGGGAAATCAATGATGAGATTGATTGCTGGAGGTTTCGAAGTACACAATGACACCCCTTCACTAACCAAAGGTGGTAATGTGTGTGTGTACTCGATGCCCAATGATCATATTAAGAGACAGGTTGTCGTTCGTGGATCCCTTGCAAATGGCTTGGGAACTACTAGTGTCATGCGTACTCCACCGACCTCACCAACTGAAGCAGCTTTGCTCGGTGATGCTCGTAACTGGGAGGCCGCAGAAGGATGTTATGTCCCGATACGTCTTCATCTTGAGGATGACACTTCTTTCCATCCTTATGAGACTGACATTTTATCCATGCGATACAACGACGAACCTCTCGCTTTGTCTGGCACATGGTTTTCCACTGCCCTCAGCGCTACCTTTGACACTGAGGAGCCTTCAAAGGCTTATGCATCATACAATGACATCCCTTGGAGAAAGGCACCAATTGAAACGACTGGTGCTTATTTCTCAGGTTTGGACGAAACCACTGTTCTGACCTTGGATTTGCGTTTCATTGTTGAAATTGCACCTACCCATGCCAACACAGCTATGGTCTCAATGGCTTCTCCCTCTGCCCCATACGATCCCAAAGCCCTTGCCTGTTACACCAATTGTCAAATGTCACTGCCACCAGGAGTGCCAGTGAGGTTTAACGACAAGGGTAAATGGTGGCAGATGGTACTTAAAGCAGTCAATGCCATCGACACAATTGCAACACCACTTGCTTTAGCCTCTGGACAACCCGAGTTAGCAGCCATAACCAATGCCGTTAATTCTGGACTGAAGGGTATTGAAGCGCTTAAGAATTCTTCCACTAATAAGAAGAATGACTCGCGTTATCAATCACCGAACAACCAGTTGCGCAAACGCAAGTAGTGTGAGGAATGTCACTGATCAGTCGTTTGCTTTCTTTTTCTTTCTTTTGCTAGTTGTTATCTAACCTTCCCTCGAACATGAGTCTTCGTGTGGTAAGCATTAGAATCTCTTTTGCCTGGCCGTCCCTTGAACATGAGTCTTCAAGTGTGTCGCATCAGGACGTCCTCTTTGGACTAATCGGTGTTTTTCGGTGTTTTTCTTTCTTTTCTTTTAATTGTTTTTGTTCCTTCGACACGGACTACAGAACCTTTGGGTGGCTTAATCCCATCGTACTTTCAATCCTC